CCTCTAGGTACATCGTAAGGAGACGTGATGCCAGTCCCTTGCGACTGGTAACTAGGTCCTCCTCTTCTGAACATCGGTCTTTTTAAAATTCTGTTATACATTATGATACATTCTGTACGTTTTTATTTGGATCATTTAATACTGACCACATATTAGCAAAGCCACCAATACCAGTCGCTACTGGACTAGGTGAAAATTTCTGTGTTGGTGATCCAGGCATTGCTCCTGCAATTGAACCGTAGATGTTTGCAACATCCGTTAGTCTGTTCA